GTCCTTTGTGGACAAGTTGTCAAAATTAAACGCCGAGTGGGGGTCCGTGGTGTCGGATAGAGATGAAATTATCAGACAACCCTCCACCGTAGAAGACGGTGAAAAAGTTGAGATGAATCCATCATCTCTACGGATCGTCGTAAAGCCAGGAGACACTTCTTGGAAAATCAAAAATTTGCCAAATGTAGTTTTTTATGCGTCCATCGGCGACAATATGAATGGACTGTTGAAGAGATCGGCATCTAAGACTTCAAAATTACAATCCACCGACACGGAGGCTTTACATGAATGTTTTTTTGTGATAGCGATGGCGTCACAAATTGATACAGCTGGAAATTCTCAAGGATTAATGAATGTCACCGATGTTTCTGGAATCAACGCGTTGATTGACGTGACTAGAATATCCATTTTAAACAAAGAAAAAATTCGTAATGTGTTCTCGTCGATTCTCCCCACCAGCGGAGAAAAATTCCCGTCCGATGTAAATGATAGAAAGATCGATGCACATCGTTGTGCTGTAGCGGCTTATAAAAAAATGGAATCTGAATATGGGAACGAATCTTTTGAGTATGTTACCCGTGTGTTTGATGGTGTGAAGGGAAGGAAAGTGGTAGCTGATATATTGGTCAAGGTGGGCGGCGAGGAGCTGATAATTTCTCTGAAATACAAAAAGGGACAGTTGAACAATCTAAACTGCAACACCGTAATAAAGAACCTCTTCGGCATAGACCCTACACAGTCTTCTTTCATGGACGCATTGTATGAGTTTTCCCCTGATAAGATAGACCATTTGCTTAGATACTTTATCGGTGGAATTAATCGTATAAATCCACCCAAGAATAGTTCTTTCTTCGTCGACGATACGACGATAACTTATCCGGCGTTTAAGAAAATCGTTTCGTTGAATCCTTACTATCCACTAGCCTATACCACGATTTCAACCGAGATGGCGAAACAAGATACCGGTGTCCGTGATTTTGTGACCGAATACAAAAGACTGAAAAATATTGATTTTGCCAAAACCGTAGGTGAATACATCGAGTCAAAACAGACACCAAATACAAACTTTGTGAAGTTTTTATCATATGTTCTTAGGTGTGAACCGGACAAGAGTTATATGTATGTGGGAGATTCCGGCCGAGCTGTGTATACAATACCGTCCGCTGCGAGTATGATGGAACGTGAAATTTTGATTACAACCGAGCCAAAATTAAACGTAACCGATTACTCGTCATTTGTTTCGGTATTCGTAGACGGTAATAGAGCCTTTGATTTTGATATAAATTTCAGATGGACAAAATCACAGTGGGTCGGAGATTTGAGTCAAGTTGGGAAAAATTTAAAGGTTTATGACATAAACTGGTGAATCAATATGAATACTATAGAGAATTTTATCAACCGAATATCAGCCGACAGTCGTATAACTGACGGAATTTTCAATGTTGAGAACGAAGAACACCAGAATGTGTTTCAGGAACACCTTGAAAAATTGGGGGCCACCGTGGAAGAATCACTTGAGGCCAGGAACAAAATGACCGAGGGGAAGTATCCTGATCGACAGGCTTACAATGCTAATGGAATATTAGTTACGTTTCCTACACCGGATTACAAACAAAGAGCGTTGCAACGTGGAACTCATTTTGAAAAGAATCCGAAACAGAAGGAACCTAATGTCACATTTGGAGATGCGAACGTTAAATCAGCCACGGCTTCGCCCGCTGCTGTGACATCCCCGAAGCCGGAACCGAAGCCGGAACCTGTTGCTCCAACGGAACCCGTTGCTCCGCCGGAACCGAAGCCGGAACCTGTTGCTCCAACGGAACCATCTAAACCATCCACGCCGTCACCTCAAATAGGAATTCCTGTTTTAGTTTTGCCTCCCGGTGAATTAAAGAAACGGGAAGATGCAATAGTCCATAAAGCTCAAGAGGATTATGTGGAGAAGATACTGTCAACCGAATCGGTCAGAAAAAAATTTACGTTGGCAGAAGCTCATCAGTTCAACTTCTATAACAAGGGAATGAATTGGTATAATCCAGACGGCGAATATATGGGAATTTCATGTTACGATCCCAATACATTTGAGTGCTTCATCGTTGGATAATAGATGAAAACACAACTTCTTTGCACATTCGCCAAGAAGTTGGCGAGTTCCAGTACAATCAATGGGATAAAAGATTTCTACAATCTTTCAGACCCGAGACTTTTCGTATTTGAAATTTGCAACGAAAGAGATTCAATCGTGATAACCTACAACGTGGCTGTGACGGATGGATTTTTGAAAAAACTACCGTCTACAATATCAATTCACAGAAAGAAAAAAACAGGAACTCTCTATACTCTTAATGCTATGAACAAGATAATAGAAGAGGAAAATGGGGGAGTATTGGATAGGACGTTTAATATCGATTGGGAGCTATACAAGAACTGTCTTATCATCACATCTCCCAGTGGTTATCGTATAGTTGAACTTCAATTAATTGACGTGATTTCTCGTTGAATTATTCTAAGTTAAAACAACTTTCCTTTGTTGTTTTTGGGTGTATAGTGATACTTATATTAGGTGATAGGACGAGAGTTAACTACGTTAGTTACCAATTGACTTATTTACTAATTAACAACTGATAAATTATGGCACTAAACCTAGATAGAATCAAACAGCGTTTGGGATCTCTCTCAAACTCAAAGTCAAAAACCGCCCTCATTTGGAAACCGAATCCCGGCAAACAAGTGATTCGAATCGTTCCTTATAAGTTCAACATCGAGAATCCATTCATTGAATTGAAGTTCCATTATGGACTCGGCGGAAAGACTTATCTGTCACCAGATAGTTTCAATCGACCTGACCCGATTGTAGAGTTCAGCAACAAACTGAAGAAGTCGGGAAACAAAGACGAGTGGAATTACGGACGGAAGATGGAACCAAAGATGAGAACCTTTGTTCCTGTAATTGTCCGTGGTGAAGAGTCGATGGGAGTTAGGTTCTGGGGATTCGGAAAAGGAGTATATCAAGAACTTCTCTCAATCATCTCCGATCCCGATTACGGCGACATCACCGATGTTGTGAATGGACGTGACGTCGTGGTTGAGTTTAAGACGGCGGAAGAGTGTGGAAAGCAGTATCCAGAGACTTCCATCCGAGTTAAGCCAAATGCGACCAATGCGGTCGACCCGAAGGATAAGGATTTGATTTCCAAGTTGTCTAATCAAACCGACATCCTGGAATTGTTTCCAGAACTATCCTACGACGAGCTCCGTGGCGTGATGGAGGCATCCCTACAGAACGGAACGGAAGAAGAAATTCCTTCGGTTTCCGGAAACACATCCACCAGAGATGAGTCGCCGGTGACGAACGAGGGATCCGGTCAACCGGGCATTGGCAGCGCGGTGAACGACGTTGCTAATGAGTCGCCGAGGCCGGTGGTTAAGTCACCGGTGGTTAAGTCACCTTCTGCCACAACATCCAAGTCAAATACGGATGACGTGTCTAAGGCATTCGACAATCTGTTCAACTCCTAACCAAAAGTGAGAAAACCGGGGAGGGGAATTTTCCCCTCCCCATTCTCTTATATCACACGGCATTACTATGGCTAAATCTAAAAGCACAACAAAAGTAGAATTCGACGCTAAAGGCAAACGAGATGATTTGCTGACCGACCTACAATCTGAAATAAATAAATCATCCAAGGATGGAAAACGGGCATTCTTCCTCGATGAACAAGATGATCCATCCACTGTAAGCGATTGGATTTCAACTGGTTCTTCTATGTTAGACCTCGCAATTAGCAATCGTCCAAACGGAGGACTTCCAGTGGGGCGCATGGTTGAGTTTAACGGTTTGGAGGGAACGGGTAAGAGCCTCATTTCCGCACACATCGTCGCTGACACACAGAAAAAGGGTGGTATCGCAGTCGTAATTGACACGGAAAATGCTGCTGCTCCTGAGTTTTGGGCGAGTCTCGGTGTAGATCTAAAAAATCTGTTATACATTCAATCGGACACTGTAGAAGATGTGTTTGAGAAGATGGAGAACATCATTGCGATTGTAAGGAAGTCGAGCAAGAAAAGAATCCTAACAATCATCGTTGACTCAGTCGCAGGCGTTTCTACCAAAGCTGAGTTGGAATCCGATCACGGCAAGGACGGTTGGTCGACTGGAAAGGCTATTATTATCGGAAAAGCGATGAGAAAGATAACTAGTATGGTAGGTCGTCAGGAGGTTCTGATTGTATTCACTAACCAACTTAGGCAGAATCTAAACGCGGCAATGTTCGGTGATAAATGGATTGTCTCCGGTGGAAAGGCATTAGCATTTCACTGTTCCGTCCGCGTCCGACTGGCAAATGCGGGTATGTTGAAACGAGGTGACATGGTGATAGGAAATAAATGTAAAGCCAAGGTTGTGAAGAACCGGATGGGTCCACCACAACGACAGGCATCATTTGATATCTATCATGACAGTGGAATTGCCGATTATGGAAGTTGGTTAGAAGTGATGAAGACCCACGATATAGTCAAATATAGCGCTCCTAATTACACGTATCATCAAGACGCAGGAGAGTCGGTGAAGTTCGTTGCAAAGGATTTCCCACGACTTATGTCGGAGAATCTACCATTGAAAGCGGAGATTTATGGTAAGATATGCACCGCCGTTATAATGAAATATAAGGATCCAAACTCAAGCATCCTAGAGGATGTGACTGTGGATGAAGACGAAGACGGCGTAGTATCCACCTCGGAAGACTAATTATGGATCTCAATGCCGACGAGAAGAAGAAGTTGTTCTCATTGTTTTCTAACATAAAGGACGACGCCAAGGTTGATGGACTGAACTTAACCCAATCCTCCGATGTTCTCGTGGTGGATGCATTAAATTTATTTATCCGCGTATTTTCGGTTTTACCTTACATGAACGACGACGGTGTTCACACCGGCGGAGTTTCCGGCTTTATAAAGAGTCTAGGAGCAGCTATCAGATTGTTTTCTCCCACTAGGTGCATTCTTGTATTCGACGGCGCAGGTGGGAGTCAAAAAAGACGAAAGATTTATCCGGAATACAAGAACAAGCGACGGACTAAAATCCGTTTGAATAGGACTTACGCCGACAATTCTACTCCCGACGGAGAGGAGGTTAATCTTAAAAAACAATTGATTAGGACCGTCAATTATCTGGATTATCTCCCCGTCACAACTATGGCGATAGATAACGTGGAGGCGGATGATGTCATTGCATATCTGGCAGTAGACAAATTTAAAGACAGTAATGTAACCATAATGTCCTCCGATAAGGATTTCCTCCAGCTCGTGAGCAACAAAATAAAGATATGGAGTCCTACGAAGAAGAAGTTGTATGGTTGCGCTGAACTCTTGATGGAGTATGGGATAAGTTGTAAGAACTTCATAAATTATCGAATCCTAGAAGGCGACACCAGCGACAACATACCGGGAATTAATGGCGCGGGACTTAAGACTATAAAGAAATGTTTCCCCATCTTCACCGATGACAAACAGTACTCAGTGGATGAAATTATCAATTATTGCGACACCCACAAAGGTAAATACAAGCTCTATGATACTATACTGAATAATCGAACAACGTTAGAACGTAACTATCGATTGATGCAGTTGAACACAAGTGAGATGCAGTCGTTCACGCAGTTGAGGGTGAGTGATCTTGTGGATGAGAATGTGACCAAACTTAATAGATTTGAGTTTAGCAAACTTATAACTCAAGATAAAATATGGAATAATATTCCAAATTACCAAATATGGCTGTCAGAGAATTTTGGAAAATTGGATAATTTTGTAAAAAAGACATGATGTAAACTGGGAGTTTCCTATTTATAATCGGAGGCTATACAACCCATCGGTAAAGCAGAAGGCCCGCTCTTTACAGCGGGCCTTCTGTTATTCGTATTCGATGTTAAGCGACCCATCCCGCCGGAGGTTTGGCGTAACGAGGGAAACTCTTTGGAAATGACACCTGTGTGGTGTTTTGGACTATGACGCCCATCTCTAATAGAGAATCCCTCGAAGCATAATAAATGTCCGTCGTCGCGAGAAGCAATCCGCGAACAAACTCCGTATCCACCACTTTGCTATCCTTCGATTTTCCCCAACCAGTTCCCATGTCAAAATCTAGGACCGGTGAAGATGACCTCAAAGTGGAAGTAAGAGAACATGCGTTCACGGATTTTACTGCGGATGAGTCATGCCACGTATAATCGTCAGCTGAATTATTACCACCTAGGGCCGAAGTATTGACAGTCGACCACAGTGGGTCGGTATTAAACCGACTGGGAGTGTTAGTTATCGTCCAAGTTTGAGTGGGGAAATCTTCACCGTAAATTGCGACACCGATAATACCACAATTTGATTCCGAACCATCATGCTTGGATTTTGCGTAGGATTCGGATTTCTTTGAGAACTTAAAAGCACCAACCTTGTCATTGTTATATCTGAACCCCTTTATCTTGCAGTTAGAATAACCATTCACAACGTAACCGCTATCTACCGTGGATGCCGATTCACCTGTCAGCACATTTAATCCATCAACGCTGGCGACGACCAAAGCTCGCCCTCCGCCGTTGTTCTTGATGAGGATCTCATATTCGCTGCCTTCTTTGGCTTCGATATATGACTTTCCGCCCTTGAAGTGGGTTTTGACGGAGTTCCCATTTACGAGGATTGAAACCTCGCATGATGCATAATTTAACATAGTTTTTACCTTTCTTTTTACGAAAGCTGGTCATACACCAGATTCCGGGTATAAGTAGTATCACTGACGAAAAGATGTTGTATTTTACTTCTTATATCAGTAACATCGTTGTAATGGAAACAAAAATTATCGACCAGCTGAAAAAATTTGGAAATGAATTCCAGATAAAATGCATCTCAAGCCTTCTAAGTGACAAGTCTTTCTTGGAGAGGATTTCGGATATAGTAGACCCAACGAGTTATGAAACTGATGCCCACCAATGGATAGTAAAGACAATCCTTTCCTATTTCATGAAATACAAAGACCTTCCTACGTTGAACGTCTTCAAGATTCAAGTGGATACAATTGACTCGGAATTGCTCAAGAGAGCCGTGACTGACCAACTCAGAGTAGTTTATCAAAAAATCAGCGATAGCGACATAAACTTCGTCAAGGAACAGTATTTGGAATTCTGTAAAAACCAGAAGATGAAGGGCGCTATTCTTGACAGCGTAGACTTAATCAAGAACGGTCAATACGATAAAATTTCTCACATCGTTCAAGATGCTTTGAAGGCTGGAATGGAACGAAATGTAGGACATACCTATATGTCCGATATTGATTCTCGAATGAGTGTCATGGCGAGAAACACACTAAAAACAAATTGGGTCGAGGTAGACTCTGTTATGGACGGTGGATTGGCGCCGGGCGAACTCGGTGTGATTACCGCTTGTGCTGGCGCTGGAAAAAGTTGGGTTTTGGCTAGAATCGGCGCCGAGGCAATGAGGCAGGGAAAGAACGTTGTTCATTTTACACTTGAATTGAATGAAAATTACGTTGGACTCAGATATGACGCTTGCTTCACCGGAATTGACTTCCAAAATGTCCGAAAGAATATTGACATCGTTAAGGCTAAAATAGCCGAGATACCTGGAAAATTAATCATCAAGTATTTTCCAATCAAGACGGTATCTGCACATAGTTTAAAACTTCACGTCGAGAGAATTCAAATGTTGGGGACAAGGGTTGATCTGATAATCGTCGACTATGCTGACATTCTACGACCAAGTGCTTCCGACAAGAATGGTAATAGTTATAGCGAGGCCGGAGGAATCTATGAAGAAATTCGAGGAGTTGCTGGCGAAATGCAGATTCCAATATGGACGGCTTCGCAGAGTAATAGAGCTGCACTCGATGAAGACATCATCCAGGCAAACAACATATCGGATTCTTATAGAAAGATCATGACCGCCGACTTCGTCATGAGTCTATCACGTAAGGTTAATGATAAAGTCAGCAACACGGCTCGGTTTCACATTATTAAGAATCGATTCGGTCCAGACGGAATGACATTCCCGAGTCGGATGAACGCTGGGTGTGGCGACATCCAGATTTTCTCAGAAAATTCCCGAGAAGGCGCTGCTGCTGTAAGTGAAATGAGCGAGGGTGAGAACATGGTCAAGAAGATGATTTCTACGAAGTGGAAAACTCATATGAATGAAAGTGACGCGGAGTAATCCACTATCAGACAACTCCCCAAAAACACAAAACTTTTTTGTCGAAATTTTTCGTCAAACGAGTATTTTAGTCGGAGTAAAGGATAATTATTCCCACGGAAATTAGTTACTAGATTTTTTATGACAGATATTATTACGCAAACATTTTTGGAAAAGTATAAAAACAAACAACCAAATTGGGGATTCGGTGAATTAGGATACGTCGTCTATAAACGAACGTATTCAAGAACCAAAGAAAATGGAGAATCGGAAGAGTGGTTTGAAACAGTTGCTAGATGTATAAACGGAGCACAAAAGATAGGAGCATCGTATACAAAAGATGAAGCTGAACGTCTTTATGACTTGGTATTCAATTTAAAGTGTAACTTTGCCGGCCGCATGCTTTGGCAATTAGGAACGTCCACGGTTGATAGATTCGGAGCTAACAGTCTGCTCAATTGTTGGTACGTGAGTATGAATGAACCGAAAGCGTTCACATTTCTATTTGAGAACCTCATGTTGGGCGGTGGCGTTGGATACAGCATACGTAGGGAAGATGTCCATGAATTGCCGAAAGTGTTGAAATCAGTATCAGTGGCACACATCAACACAAAGGACGCTGATTTCATTGTTCCCGATACAAGAGAGGGTTGGGTTAAACTCCTTGAGTATACTTTGAATTCTTTTTATGTTAACGGCAAATCATTTACCTATTCTACTATTCTGGTTAGGGGAGCTGGCGAAAAAATCAATGGATTCGGTGGAAAGGCTAGTGGTCCTGCCATTTTAGTCGAGGGCATAACAAAAATATCTAAGATATTTCAATCTCGTGAGGGGAAGAAATTGAGAAGCGTAGACGTGCTGGATGTGTGCAACATCATAGGAAGCGTAGTAGTCGCTGGAAACGTCCGTCGTTCCGCTGAGATTGCATTGGGAGATCCGGACGACATACTTTATCTTAGAGCTAAGAATTGGAACACCGGCGACATCCCAAATTGGAGATCAATGTCAAATAACACTATTTACGTTGATGATTATGAACATATCATGCAGGAAGTGTGGGAGAATGGATATGTTATAAACAAGAAAACGGGACATGCAAATGGAGAACCTTATGGGTTTTTCAACCTGCCGCTTTCCCAAAAATATGGAAGGCTCATTGACGGTCCAATGAAGAATTCTAATATTTACCCCACAGATTTTGACAATGTGGTGGGCACGAATCCATGCGGGGAAATTTCATTGGCTAACTATGAGTGTTGTAATCTGTGTGAGTTACATCTGAATAACATCACAGATGAAAATGAACTATATGATGCTGCTAGACTGCTATATAAGTCACAGAAAGCTATTGCCTCACTACCGTTCATCCACGATGAAACCACTAAAATCGTTCACAAGAACATGCGACTTGGACTTGGCGTGACGGGAGTGTGTCAGTCATTGGATAAGATAAAATGGCTGGATGCATGTTATGTTAAGCTACGTAAGTTTGATCGTGAATGGAGTAAGGAAAAGAATTATCCGGAAAGCATAAAACTTACTACAATCAAACCAAGCGGTTGTGTCATTCCAACCACAAAAATAAAGACGGACAAAGGAATTTTGTCATTTGAGGATATTTTTAAATTAAACGAAATAAATTTAAGTGAGAAAATAAATGAAATGAGAGAGTGGTATGAATGTATAAATCCGATTAAGGTGTTGGATAAAAATGGAGATTATAAAGATGTTAATAAATTGTTTGTGAATGGATTCGGAGAAACAATTAAATTGACATTTGATGATGGGTTTGTGGTGGAGTGCACTCCAAATCATAAATTTTTGTTGAAATCCGGGGAATGGAAATCTGCGAAAGATATAACCGAATTTGATGTATTGGATGAGTCTTTTGTAAAAAGTCGAGGATGCAATGTGGAGATTGTTTAGGAAGTGGAATGAACAGAGAGATTTAGAAAAAGAAAGAATATTACATGAGATTAATAAAGAAAGAAATTAAACAAAACTTCACAGTAGATTGTGAAGTCGAAGACACACATTGTTATCAATTGGAAAACGGGTTGATCAGTCATAACACACTTTCCATATTGGGCGGATCAACTCCGGGAATACATCCCGCTTACAGTAAGTATTACATGAGGACGATACGCGTCTCTAGTTCTGATAAACTAGTAAAAGCTTGTAGGGACGCCGGCTATCGATGTGAGTTCCTTCTCAAGCTTGATGGAAGCGAACAACATGACACCGTCGTAATATATTTTCCATGTATTACTCCGGACGGCGCTGTGTTGGCAAAAGACATGGATGTGATTAAACAACTTGAGATGGTAAAACTTCTTCAGAGTTCGTGGAGCGACAATTCAGTGAGTGTCACTGCTTATTACAAGGAGGAGGAACTTGGAACGTTGCAGGATTGGTTGAAGTTGAATTATGAAAAGAACATTAAGAGCGTAAGTTTCCTTCTTCATAAGGAACATGGATTTAAACAAGCTCCTTATATAGAAATCACGGAGGAAGAATATAATGAGGCTAGATCTAAAATAAAGAAGATAGTAATGACCAATGACGAAACCGCCATGATACAGGGAATAGAATGTGAGGGTGGTGCTTGTCCTATACGGTAATCATTTGTAATTTGTGTCTTTTATAAAAAGAGATTGTCTTTTATAAAAAGAGATTGTCTTTTATAAAAAGAGATGATATTTATTGAGACATGGAGATTGTCACTGCCAAACTAAGCCTGGAAATAATAATTGCAATTTTAACTATTGTGGGCATTCTCATTAAAGTCGTAATGTTTCTTCGTAAGAAGATAACGGAACAGTTCTCTTCCATAACAAAGGTTCATTCGCAAGTAGAGTCCATATTCAAGGAAATAACTCCCAACGGCGGGGGATCGATAAAAGATAAAATCAATCTCATGTCTTGTGAAATAACGGAAAACACCAAGCTCACGAACAAGATTTTTTATCGTCAGCGGTGGATAATGGATCGTCGAAGTGAACCGATATTTGAGGCAACAAGCGCCGGTGAATACGTTTGGGTCAATCTACCGTTCATCGAATTGGTTCAGCGCGAGAGAGATGGATTGCTTGGTCATAATTGGAAGAACATTATCCATGAGGATGATAGACAGAGAGTTATATCAAACTGGGAATCATCTGTTAAGGAGGGACGTGCCTACGAAGACGAGTATAGGATAGTTTCTCCTTCCGGAAAAATTACAACCGTAGCTGCATCTGCTATAAATTCAAACAATAGTGGTTATATAGGATATCTGTCAATTGTTGATAAAAAAAATTGATTGTGGTCGGTTGATGTTTTAAACTTTTAACGTGGAAGTTCCCTGTAATACATCACGGGTCTATCTAAGACCCATTAACAAAAGCGTCGCCAAGGATATAATAGTAAAGAATCACTATAGCCACAAGTGGACATTGTGTCAGGTGGCATATGGGGTTTTTTACAGAACCGATTCTCAAAGTAACTTTTTTGATGAGACGGAAGATAAGCTAATTGGATGTCTTATTTACGGTCAACCGGTGGGTAGAAGCGCCGCTGCTTCGTTGTCAAATTTGTTGAAAATAGATGAAGTTTTTGAACTCACTAGATTGTTCATTTTTGATGGATATGGTCGAAATATAGAGAGTTATTCCATATCACAATCATTCAAACTTCTGAATCGAGATTTCCCGTGGATAAAATCAATTTTGAGTTACGCGGATGGTGAACAGGGACATAACGGTGTGATATATCAAGCAACCGGTTTTCATTATCAAGGGAATTCCTCACTTGCTCTCATGCCTAACTTTAGTCTAAGTCTCGTCGGACCCCCGAATTACGAGTGGATGCACAGTCGATCGGTTACGTCTAAGTGGGGAAGTTGTAACATAGGCCATCTGAAAAGATGTATAGGAAAGACCTTTTATAGAAAGAAAGAATCAACGAAGCACAGATATGTAATTTTTATAGGGAACCGAGTTGAGAAGAAAAAACTCTTAAAATCACTGAAACATCCCGTTCTTCCATATCCAAAGTCGTCTCACCATGTTGATGAAATAGAGGAAATTGTGGTGGAAAATAATGCAATCGAAACCTTTTTCTGACCATATTTATAGGATATGAAACAATCTGAACTCAAAAATCTCGTCCGAACATTGCTGGACGAGGCGCTCGCCGGCCGCGATGTAAACGATGAAATTGCTGATACAGAACCATCTGGTCAGGCCAAAAAAAAGGTCGAGGAACTGTTCAATGGGAGTATGGTGGTATCTTTTACGGACATAGAAGAAATTGCCTATAGTTATATAAAAGACGTTGATCAAGCAGAATCGCTGCGTGAAGAGCTCATCGAGTATGCAGGGTCGATTTCAAAACCGCTTGGGTATCTTCCTGATGCGCGTGGGGAATTTTTTATTCGTAGACCAACGCACGAAGACCTCACCCGACAATACGGAGATAAGTTAAAGAAACCGGTTCATCCATTTTGGACACAGAAAGAATCATCTTCCGACGAAAGTCGAGAACTACGTGAATCCAAACTTAATGCTTTCAAGAAACTAATAAGAGAGGCCGTGGAGGAAGTAAAAACGGAAGACGATAAGTCGGTCGAAGACGACATGCTTTCCGTGTTGAAGATGCTGAAGGAGCACAACAAGAAATTCTCTTTCCGAAAAAATAAGTCAGGAAATTATGAAGTAATTGGATGCTCGCCCACTCAGATAGAAGTCCGTCCGATGTACATGGATTCATATGATGTAATTTTTATGCTGGACGGCACGGATCGTGAAAAGAAGTTGAATTTAGATTTGAAGGGAGTAAAGGAGTTTATTAAGGCGAAGCTCACTTGCAAGCTTGAGAACTACACCAAGTCATCGTTTAATAAGGCAGCGAACACTACTGAGGATGTTACCAAGAAAACCGCTGGTCTGCCGTCGACTAAACAAAACGATATTAAGAAAGTCGGTGACACTAAGAACGACAATAAAGATTATAGCGAACTTGATGTGAAGAAGGAAGCGGATATGCCAGAAAAACCTTTACGTGAAGTCGGCGACGTAAAGAAACAGTATTCCCATGATGATGACTCTGGTGCAAAATATAAATTTCCAAAACAAGACAAGGATGAGAAGAAACACGTTCTCAAGGGCGGCAAGGGAAAAGAGTTGAAACTCCCCGAAAAGAAAATACCAAAGAAGTAATGTGGTTATTTTAATTTCGATTGACGTATTCTATTCATGTGATATGATATGTCGAGATGAAAAAAACAATTGCCAGTTGCATACGAAATGAACTGAAATCGTGCGCCGCACTTAAACCTAAGTCTTTGGTGATAGACGACTTGAAGTGGCGGTATCTATGTAGAAGTGTTCTTCGTGGAAAAAACACACTGTTGGTCGGTCCCACTGGGTGCGGAAAAACTCTGGCTGCTCAATCCGTCGCTGACGCTTATGTAAAGGGGTCTAATTTCTTCTACTTCAACCTCGGAAGTACTCAAGATGCACGTAGTTCCTTGATTGGGAACACACATTTCAACAAAGAATCGGGGACAATTTTCAATGAATCAACATTTGTGACCGCAATCCGAATGCCTGGTGCAATAATACTGTTGGACGAAATTAGTCGAGCGCATCCGGATGCATGGAACATACTGATGTCAGTTTTGGATCCAATTCAAAGATATTTAAGGCTCGACGAAAAGCGGGATAGTGAAGTTGTAGCAGTGGCTGACGACGTGACGTTTCTAGCCACAGCAAACGTCGGAAACGAATACACTTCCACGAAAATAATGGATAGGGCTTTAATGAATCGATTTAGTGTAAAAATAGAAATGAATCCGCTTGACAAGGGGAGCGAACTGAGGTTGCTTCTGGAAAGATTCAAAATCACAAACTCAGATGAGATTTCTATCCTCACTTCGTTGGTGGAAATATCGGATCACATAAGAAAGTCAGTAAAACAAGAGGATACCTGTCTCTCAAACTTTCTGTCAACTAGAGATAGCGTTGAGATGGCCGAACTCGTGGTCGATGGGTTTTCTTTGACTGAGATTGCGGAAAATGTAATTTATCCTAACTTCAATGGCGAAGGTGGGGCTGAGAGTGAACGGACTTATGTTAAACAATTGGTGCAGAAATATGTCGTTGACGTATCTCTCCCATCCAATCTATTTAATCAAACGGTAAATAAGATACCAACGGCGTCAAACGTGCCATTTTAAATGAAAAAGCAAGTCTACTCGGATTTCTGGATGGGCGACGACGGAGTTCAACAGAACGAATCGGTGGAATACATTCAGTTGATACGAATGGCCCAATACAGACGAGCCATAAGTAATTTTGTGAACATATTAACAGAACGTCGTGTTCCTGTTATGTTCAACACAAAAAATAATAATGCCACTGACGGAGAGACGGTATATTTGTCGCCGAACATCAATAAGAGAAGGGATTTTGATACTGCAGTTGGACTTGCCCTTCACGAAGGATCGCACATAGTTTATAGTGATTTTGTTATTTTGAAGACGTTGTGGCAGAGAACTCCCCGCGAACTTTATGACGTTGGAATTCGAAAGAACATAGATAAATCTAGGATTGTAAAATTGGTAAAAACCATGCTAAATTACGTGGAAGACCGATACATTGATTCTTTGGTATATTCGTCCGCTCCTGGTTATCGTGGATATTACATTTCCCTATATGATGCATATTTCAATGTAAAAAGCAATGAAAAGGTATTGAAATCTAAGACTTATAGATTTCCTAGTTTTGATGCCTATGAATTTCGTATCATAAATTTCACAAACGTTGGAACTGATTTGGACGCTCTGCCGGATTTGAGAAAAATTTACGAATTGATTGACATACCGACGGTTTTGAGATTAAAAAGGACGGACGATAGACTCAATGTAGCAATAGATGTGTGTAAGTTAATATTGAAAAATATAGGGAAACAATCGACCGAAAACAACTCCGGCACGGGAAACAACCCCGGTAGTTCACCCGATTCATCAAAATCCGAAACTGTTTCTGATGAAAACCAAGACTCGGAAGAGTCGGATGTTGTAGAAAACGAACAGACAGGTTCGACGTCCCAACCTATCGAAACGGATGCCGGAGATGAAAGGGGAGATGAGAATAATGATGTAATTGGTGGAAATGACGTTGATACCGAGGTAGAACCAGCGGAGAAGCCAAGTTCCTCGTGTCCAACTGATGAGGATACGGGAAAGGGAGACGTTAGCGACCTTACCGAATCGGAATTAAAAGAGTTGGAGAAGAACTTCAATCGGCAGAGGAGGTTTGTGGATGGTGATGTAAAAAAAGGAATCCTTACACCCAAACAATCCGCTTCGGTTGATGCTATAGAAAAGAGCGGCATGGTATTGGTGAGGGTGGGAAAAGAACTGTCGGATAAACCGGATTTCCGTGGAATTGAGTGTGTGGTCGTGAATAAACTTACAAATGAACTTATTGAAGACCCGGAATTCCCACTGAGTAGGGGAATTCAACTATCCCTCGGCCAAAGGGATGAATCTTCCGTTGCTAAAGCCGTTCGTGATGGAGTTGTGAAGGGTCGGATGTTGGGTCGTCGACTTCAGCTGAGAGATGATGTGAAGGTCACTAAATATATGAGACAGCCGACCGGAAAAATCGACCGGAGACTCATATCCGAACTTGGTTACGGCGTAGCTAATGTATTTTATACATCTCAAACTGACAAATTCAGTGATGTGTTTTTACATATAAGCGTGGACGCCAGTTTGTCCATGTCGGGAACAAAGTGGGTTCGTGCTATAACAACAGTTGTTGCCATCTGCAAGGCAGCGTCAATGATTTCTAATATAAGGGTATCCGTGAGTTTCAGAACTACCGTGCCTTCGGTGTTCGCCGGTGACTCTCCGTATGTCGTTATGGCATACGATTCCAAATCGGATTCGTTTAATAAGATAGTTAGTCAATTTAAGCATCTGATGCCAAATAATGGCACTCCTGAGGGATTGGCATTTGAGGCTATTATGGAACATTTGCCGCCGAAGACCTTTGGAGAAGACCGATACTTTCTAAATCTCTCCGACGGACAACCTTGTTTTTTATACAGTTCCAGAGAAAGCCTTCCCGCAGCCAACGTTGAATATATCGGCGACGTTGGGTCAGAACATACCAGAAAACAAGTTAACAAGATACGAGGCATGGGATATAAAATCCTATCGTATTTCATCGAACAGCCGAATGTGGAATCAACTGATGTTCAACGAGTTGATTTTAAGAGAATGTATGGAAAATCCGCCTCTTTCATAGACGTAGATAATGTTGTAAAAATTGCCAACACGTTGAATGCTATGTTTTTGGAAAAAAGTGAATAACGAAAAAAAGCGGTTGACATGGTATAAAACTGTGTTAGTATTATAACGAAGGTAACAAAATATGAAAACTGATAACCAAACAAACGCAGTATCCACCACATCCACCTCAAACGCTCCGGCGGCCACCACTAAAACTGGTAGGAAGAACAAGACTCGATTGGAGCTAAAGTTGCCGGCGTCCGGTATTTACACGATCGAGGAGTTGTGTGGTTCTAATCCAGAATTTGTCGAAATTACGCTCCGCGTTCGGCTGAAGAAGTTTGTCAACGATGGTAAGGTGTTGGAGTTGGGAACTCTCCACATGACCAAGGGACGTCCTAAGTTGGTCTGTGCCACCTCGCCTGTTTCCGAAGCAACCATGAAGGCCGCCGTCGATGCGGGGGTGATGTTCAATGAGAAATATAACATCCCACTCCTTAACATCAAGGATTCCGTTCCCGCACGGGTCGGTGTGACTCCCACATCCACGGTCACTGCTTAATTCGATAACAATTACGTGAGTTAAGGCCGCTTATTAGCGGCCTTTTCGCTTGTCGTAAATCTTGTCTATTTTTATAAACCCATCACCATTCTTATAATAGTTTATCCGTATGAACGGACTTAGGTTTTTTATCACAGAACCTACTCTGTTTTTACTTCCCTGTATTATAGGAAAATCCAATTCCGAGTCAAATAATACATACGTAGATGTGTCGATTTCTATATAATGGAACACGGTTTCTTTTACGTTGATTTTTTTGAATGTCATGGTAGCATATAAGTATGAGTTCACCTAGCGATTTTTTTGATGTTGTTGAGTTTGACTACGATGGTGAGAAGAAGCGGTTCATTGACAACCTTAATTTCCTAAAAAACATGGATGTCCACGAACAGACATTCTACAAGAAATGGTACGAGTTACAATCATACAATAATTTGATTTCCAATTCTACATTGACCAAGGCAAAAATTTGGAACGCTTCCGACATCTTGGATGAAAAATCCACTATATCAGAGATAGAATCGATGAATCCAACTATAGAATTAGTAAAGACAGAATCAGAAGAAATCCATTGGCTCATGCTTAGGCTGTTCTGTCACACGATGGAATTTAGTCAGACTCCCGGTAGATTTCTGAAGTTCTTAATTCACGATGGCTCGGTTGAGAAAAGATATTTGGGAGGAATATCTGTATCAAGCGACGTGATAGCAATCACCGATAGAGACAATTATATAGGATGGACATCGGAGAACCGACTCAAGGGGAACAAGCGTATAAATAACAGTTCAATCGGAAGCTGTATAATGTCCACTCAACCATTTGGTTACAATTTCCTGGGTGGAAAGTTAGCCGCGTGTTTGGTGACAACCGACGTTGTCAGAAAAACATGGGAGATGCAATACAACACAGTCTTAGCGGGGATGACCACGACTAGTTTATACGGGAGCTTCAGTATGTATAATAGTCTCAAGTGGTGGTATAAGTGCGGGACCAGCGCGGGAAAAATCTCAATAAAGCCGGATGATTCAATTTATGAGATTTGGCACCACTGGATTCAGAAAAATAAGACCGATGTATATGAAAAAATGATGACACAGAAAGACGGAGTGTCGGGTCCAGTGACGGGAGCAAAACAAAGGGTAATCTCAACGGTGTTCTCGGAACTGGGTATAAAGGCGTCCGATTACACCCACGGATTTCAACGGGGAACGTATTATTCTTCATTTTATGAAAACACTAGAGATTTTTTGTGTGATAAAATCACAGATAAGGAACTAGTCATGAAACCGTTGTTTATCGGCGACAAGAATTCGATTTTGGAGTGGTGGAAACCGCGTGCGATTGAACGGTATAAGAAACTCCGTTCCGACGGAAAAATTAAAGGCGATATACTCTATTACAATGACATGATTGGAATGGAATATGACGAAGCAAAGAGAAAGTATTTAAATGAAGTTGGAAGATAGAAAATTGATTCAAATAAAAGAGGTTGGTGATGAATTTACAAACTTCATTTCACCGTCTGGTTTATCGGTAGCTGTCGGATACAATAGAATTGTGTTCGGTGCGAGGGGCCCTTATATAGAATTTGACCCGACGCACATTGTCCACTCTAACATTCATATTCCAGAGAATCAGTTATTCAGATTGACTGACCCTCGTATATACTACATAGAGTTTCGTAGCTGTGATGCCAACCTAGTTAAAATCTACTATCAGATGAGAACTGTGGCATATGCCGACTATAAGATTGGAATGTTTTATATATCTCCGTTGGAACTACAGTTGGCGGGCGGCGAGAGTGTTTTGAAAATGAATACTGAAAACGAAAAGAGTAGAGAATTTTTTGAATAAATTTATGAAAACCATTGAGCTGCAACCTAAAGAAATTGTTCCAGTTATGGATCAGCTGAAACGACATAGTAAAGACGGTCTTGTGTTGTGTTTTGCCGGGGTCGGTAATGCATGGGCTAGAAAAAACGCCAATACAAGTCTAATCGTAGTAAAAGACGGCGTCACCGTGTTGGTCGACTTGGGGGTGAGTGTTCCCGCTTCACTTGAATCGATGGGAGTTGATTGGTTAGATTTTGATTACTACCATTTCACACATAGCCACAGTGACCACGTCGGAGGCGTGGAACAACTACTACTCCAGCTTCGTTATATCAAAAAGAAAAAGGCCAAGGTAATCATAACAAATGAATACCAACAGGTTCTATGGAACGAAACGCTCAAGGGTGGATGTGAGATAAATGAAGACGGATTACTACGATTCACAGATTTGGTCGATGTCATAAGACCGGATTGGGTAGCGGGACAACCTCGTGAAGAATATCACATCAAGTTAAATGGTGTATTAGACTTTGATATTTTTAGAACATTTCATGTTCCGGGAGATGTAAATAGTTGGGAGAAAGCATTCTGGTCAACAGGTCTCATCTTAGATAAGAAGGCTATATTCACATCGGACACCAGATTTGATTTGTCTATATTCGAGCATCTTGAATTTAATGGTGTTGAATCAATATATCACGACTGTCAGTTATCGGGAACTGGCTCCGTTCACGCTACATACGAAGAACTTACCAGACTCCTCCCATCCTACAAAGAGAGAATGTTTCTCACTCATTACGGGGACAATTTTGAAAAATTCAACCCACAATCGGATGGGTTCGCTGGGTTCGCGATGCCGTGGGTAGTTTATAAATTCTAATATAACAAACAAATCAGCCAAATGATATTGACTCCTCTCATATAGATGGTATTGTTTACATACAAATCTGACTTAACGAACTAGTTGAGTCGGAAAAAAACAAAACAAAACAAAAAACATGATAACACGAAAGAACAAGAAAAACCGTACAGCGTTCGTATATGACGCACGTGGAGACTTTGAAGCATTTGTATCCCAGACATTTTCTGGTGCAAAACAGAGGAGTCAACTTACACTTCGTACCTCCACGGACCGAGTTGATCTCGCAGGAGCAGACTTGACCGTCCTTCGCCGCGTCCTCAACCGCGCTTCACGTCTCGCTACGAGGGCCTAATCGAATAGAATAAATTGAGCTTGAAATTATTAATCTCAATTTCGGTTGGGTTAGTATGTTGGTTTCCAAACTGTATACCGTTAGTCGCAGGACTGGCGGTATACTTCATTTTACACCAGAAGTCTACTGTGGAGGACAATCTGCTGAATCAGAACGAGAATAATGGCAGATTTCGGTCTGATATTGATTTAGTTAACGCAAATCAATCCAAATTAAACGCGTCGCATACAGCATTATCAGTTAAGACACATGATGCAGCTGCACGGATAAGAGACGATATAAGTTCTTTGAAAAACGAACATCGTCTGTTACAGTCTTCTTTGTCAAGAATTAACTCTAACAACAATCATGGCACGACCCAAAAAGAAGACGTCCTCGGAAGACAACGACGGTTCCTCCGTAGTATCGAAAAGCAAAACCCTCTTCGACCACGTAAATCAGATAAGAAACACAAAGTCGACTGATTACTTTGAGAAACTCACCGAACAGGATAAAAAGAGTTTTAATCATTACATGATATGTAGGTTCTTGAGCATGGACCCTTCTTGTATATACGAAGCATCGTATTTAAGCAAGATATTTGACAAGATGGATAGCAAGTCATTTTACAAGGTCTGTTGTGCGATTATTCCAAATGCTAGATATACACCGTATATAAAGAGTTCTCGTAAGAAGATAAATTCTGAATTGGTGGGATATATTGTTTCTAGGTTCAATGTAGGTAGTCATGAAGCGGAAGACTATTACAGAGTCTTGATTAACTTGCCGACTGGATTAGAAACACTCGGAGAGATATGTAAGGGATATGGTAAGACGGATAAGGAGATAGATAAAATTTTAAATGAATAACCGTAATAAATACATCGGAGTGTCGGGAGTAGCGAGGGTGGGGAAGAACCTCTTCTGTGATATTGCTAGTGACATATTGAGAGAAGAATACAACCTGACTTCGGAAACCTTTGCGTTAGCCACTTATTTAAAACGTGACTGTGAAATATTTTTGAGAGAAAAGTTGGGATTGAATGTTTGGTCGGAAGTAACCGAAGAAAAGTCTATATTTCGACCGTTCCTGATATGGTACGGTGGCGTCAAACGGAATCGTTCAAGGGGTAGGTGTTGGATAAACATGTTAGATCCGGAGATTCGTGCCAGTAAAGCTGATGTATGTTTCGTAAGCGATGTTCGGTTTGCTACATATACCGACGACGAAGCACATTGGATTCAAACGGAACTGTCGGGAAAACTAATCCACTTGTCTCGGTATAAATTTAACCCCGATGGTCAGTTCGAAGTAACCCCGCCGGCGTCGGCCGACGAGGAAAGAAACGACCCGATGTTGAATCGAATATCAGATGCATCATTGCAATGGAAGGATTCCGGCTGCAAAACACATGAAGGTGCCAGAAAAAACCTAATTCTCAGAGAGAATGTCCGTCAGATATTATACAAGGTGATGTGAAGGATAATTTATACAATAACGGTGATGTGTTTTTTGAGATAGAGAAATCTAAATTACAAATCCAACTTATACAGTGCACGACACCCGTGCAAAATAAGTTATTTCGTGATACCATAGACAAACATCATTCTTATGTAAAGTATAAGGATTCTCCCACTCGGAATATACGGTATTTAGTTTACGAGGGAGTGAGCGGGAACCAGATAGGAGCAGTCGGCCTCAGCAGTGCTACAATTGCTGTCGCTTGTAGAGATGCTTTCATGGGGTGGGATAATGAAACAAAGATGCTCCATCTCAACAAACTGGCAAACAACAGTCGGTTTTGTTTGATACGTGATAACATAACGGTGAGAAATGCTGCCAGTATGTGTCTAAAACAACTCCGTATAGAAGGCGCTCTTGATTGGAAGAAACGATACGGAGATGAGTTAATTTTATTAGAGACATTTGTTCAACCTGACCGTGACGAGGAATTGGATGGTCAGAAAAGCAGAAATGGGTGTTGTTATAGAAGCGACAATTGGATAGAAGTTGGTATGACTTCCGGCTCGAGCATACAAAAATCTCCACTTCTTTTATGGGCCAAAGAAAAAGGAGAACGAGGTCGACTCGCGAGAGAGAATAAAGCCGAGTGTTTGAAAATCTACGGAAAGTATCTCGGAGAACACAATGGAAGTGGATATAAAGTCACTGAGAGTAAGAAAAAGATTGTGTTTGTTAAACCATTGGTTCATAATTGGAAAACCATAATATCAAAATGAATGAATTTTTCGAATACGCTTCGCCTGAAATAGAATGTAAGTATAGAATACTCGTTTGGCCAAACATAACCTATTCGGAGGATTTGGAAAAGGATTCATATGTAGTCGTGTTATCTAATGTCATACGGGAGGTAAATAAGATCGTACCGGGTGTATTTTGGACAATTGTGACGCCGAAAGAAGTCAATAGTCTCAAGTTCCCTAACACCGAACAGATTATTTACGATTTTCCAACATACCCAAATTCTATGAGAATTCACTTCGATTTCAAGAAGGTGATGCGTCTCATAGATTGGAAGCGAAACGACTATGACATAGTTTACAGTCATTTGCCAGAACACACCCTCCAGTTATCAAACCTATTCAACAATCAAACCAACATACGTCCAAAGTTCATAGGATATTGTCATTGGTACGAAGTCGAGGAAAATACCGCTTATCTCAAGAACGTATTTATGAACAATATCGCCGGAACACTCGAAATGCAAGAGTGTGGGGTGAATTCTAAGTGGCTTAAATCGCTGGTATTAGAACGGGCTGCCAAATATTACTCGAACAATGTCTTGGAAGATTTGGAGAAGATAATACAACCCCATTATCTAGGAACTGATGCTGATGTCGGAGATAATACAAGCGTCGTCCAGAAGTCTATTTTATTTAATCACAGACCTAATCAGTATACAGGTTGGAATGAATTCCTACTGACTATGGACAATCTGTATAAAGTAAGGCAAGATTTCACTGTATATGTTACATTGGCCGAAGAGGAACGTCCATATATAAAGAAGGTGTGTTTGGAACGGAAGGGATATTCCAATTTCTTAAAACAGATGCATGTTGGCGTGGGTTTCTTCAAGAGTTACAGCGCGTGGTCGCTTTCTGCTACAGACGGTATGAGTCGGGGACTCCCGTATTTGTTGCCAAAGAAGTTGTGCTATCCCGAAATGGTCGGTGATGATTATCCTCTATTTTTTAGCAATACAGACCAGTTTTTAATAAAGTTGGAAAAAGCACTTGATAACCCGGATTTCAGAAAAGACAATTCCGAGAGTTTATTGAAAGTGGTAAATAATTTGACGTGGGAAAATACCGTTCCAAAGTGGTTCAACAAGTGGAACGTATTTGAATTCGACAAATTAACAAAAGACACCCCACGGTATAACGATATATTGGAACTGATAAAAACTAAGGGGACTGTTTCCAAGGAAACTCTCATGGACTTTTTGGGGTGGGGAGTCAACATTTCCATGTCACCTTATAGAAATAGGCTCCGAGATGAGGTTGGAATCACATTCCTAAAGAACGCCTACCAATATAAGAATTGAGTTCTAATCTTTTCTAATCTTTTCTAATGACATTCTCATATGTATGAGAAATGGTTCCTGAAAAAGATAACACCTCGATTCAAGTCTCCGTGAGAATACGTGACTTGCTTCGGGATTTCTGCGACGAGAAGGGATTCAAAATGAATCGATTCGTTGAGCTAGCTATCTTACAGGCAATCACAGGAAGTTATCCGATATCAAATTATGAAAATGACAAAAGCACAAGCTGAAGCAAAAGTTTACGTCTTAACGGAATCACTGTTGCTAACGAAAAAGGATCAGAAAGATGTTAACTCTGGCTACAAGGAAAAGATCAAGGATATTGAATCTGAGATAAAGTCCATTATAGAAGACTACAATGTTGCTGGATCTGTGCCAGCACAACCGTAAGTTCTCACGAGTATGGTTCTATCGAAAAGAAAAGTGAAGGAGTTAGTTCTGTCAAATAAACAGAATGCTTCTCGTTTTCTTAAAAAGAATCATCCAGAAACTCACACATTTATAGACGAGAATTTTAGTTCAAAAAACAAATTCTCTGAAAAAATCTACAAATATGTTTTCGGTGAATCGAATAGGTGTATCTGGTGCAAGGTTAAACCTACCTCTTTTAGAAGTTTCATCGAGGGATACTTAGATTTCTGTTCACAATCATGTCAACAGTCGAATACCGCTTCAAAATATGGCGTTGGGAATCTTTTTCAATCCGAAGAAATTAAGAAGAAGATACGGAAGACCTGTCAGAAAAAATATGGATTTGACAACCCAAATAAATCTGATGTGTGTCTGAAAAAGTCAAAATCCACAAAATTTGATAGATACGGTGATGCTAATTACAATAACCCACAGAAGAATCAATTGACTTGTTTAAGAAAATACGGTGTCCGTTATGTAAATCAAGTTCCCGACATTATCCAAAAACAACAAGAGTCGGCATTCAATTTTAAAGATTATACGTGTCCTTCTGGAAAAAAAGTAAGGTGTCAAGGATACGAACCACTCGCGTTAGACATTTTACATAAAAAATATGATGAGGACGACATAGTTACCTCCAAAAAAGATGTTCCTGAAATATGGTATGAATTTGAAGAAAAAACACATAGATATTTTCCAGATATTTTTGTTAAATCTAAAAATTTGATTGTGGAAGTGAAATCGGTTTATACATTTGAATCCAAAAAAGAAGAGTCATTAAAAAAACACGAAGCTTCTAAAAATTCTGGATTTTCCCATGAGATATGGGTATTTGATACCAAAAAGAAGTTAGTTGTCAAAATTTTATGAAAAAGAAAAAAATACTACTGTTAAGCGATGATTTAAGAATGTTCAGCGGGGTGGCTTGCCAATCGCGTGAAATCGTTTTGAACACTTTGCATCACTATGACTGGGTTCAAATTGCTGGGTCGATTAAGCATCCGGAAGCGGGGAAGGTGGTCGATATGTCACAAGCCGCTAGGGAACAATCCGGCGTCAAGGATGCGTATCTAAAGTTGTATCCAGCCGATGGATACGGTAATGAAGATATGTTGTTGTCTATTATGGATGTTGAGAAACCAGACGCGTTGATGTGCTTCACGGATCCCCGTTTTTGGGGATGGTTGTATCAAATCGAAAGGAAGATCCGACAAACCATTCCATTGACCTATCTTAATATTTGGGATGATATTCCATATCCAATGTGGAACCGACCTAGCTATGAAAGTTGTGATTCTCTTTTCTCAATAAGTAAACAGACGTTCAACATAAATAAATGGGTGCTGGGGCCCGAGAATTGTTGCACAATTGATGGTGAGTTCGATAAACACGGAAACTTGATTAAAAGTGAATAAAAGACGTGAAAGTCCCTAAATAACTTATGGAAACTGTTGCAGAAAAAAACTTAAAATCCGTCATAGACCTCTACACTCATCTTAGACAAGTCGGACATACCACAGCCGTAATCGAAGGTGCTAAATCATGTGGCGGTGTCATCGTGGTTCACAATGAGGGGATGCGGCGTCATATCGAAGATATGTCGGATGAATATATCGCTACCACAACCATAGATTCTTTGGATAAGTTACACGGAGTTTCTAAAGCAGTGACGTTTGATAACGCGGCTATAATGGTTTTGGCCCAAGATTCGTTGGATGAGATAAATAGATTGAATCGTGTCATATTCAAACTAAAACAAAATATACAATTTCAATTAGATCAAGTTAAATAGAAAGATAATTTATGCCAGTAAAAGGAAAACACCTACTTCACTACGTCCCACATGGGATCAACTCCACTGTATTTAAACCAGTCGACGCTACGTCGCCTGAACTCACAAAGTTTCGTAAGAACTTGTTTAAGAACGGAGAATATGATTTCGTATTCTTCTATAACAGCCGTAACATCAATCGTAAGCGGACAGCGAACATCATGTTGGCGTTCCGGACGTTTTGTGACAATCTACCGAAAGAGAAGTCGTCTAAGTGCATTCTCGTTCTTCACACCGAGAAAATCCTCGACGCGGGAACAGATTTGAACGCGGTCGGAGAAGCTTTTCTACAAGGCCTCAATTATCTTGTATTGGAGAGTCGGTATTCTCCCGAAGAAATGAATCTCCTATACAATATGTCCGACGTCACAATCAACGTGAGTTCAAATGAGGGATTTGGATTAAGCGTCGCGGAGTCGATTGTATCGGGAACTCCCGTCATTGTGAATGTGACTGGTGGATTGCAAGATCAAATAGGTCAGTTGGATGACAATGGAAAGCCAGTTGAATTTTCACGAGATTTTGGTTCGAACAACGTTAAGAAATATACAAAGCACGGAGTGTGGGCAAAACCAGTGTGGCCCGTGACTCGGGTCGTTCAGGGTTCTCCACCGACACCTTATATATTCGACGATTTGTGTAAGTGGGAGGATGTGGCCGAGGCTATGATGTATTGGTATGTTCTCGGCAAAGAAAAGTGTGAATCGTGTGGAGCGGAGGGCCGACGGTGGGCTTTAAACGAAGGTGGATTGAATCATAAGAATCTTGCCGAACAGTTTATAAAGGCTATGGATTTCACATTGGAGAACTTCACTCCACGGTCGAGATTTAGCCTCCATGATTCATCGGAATATATTGGAAATAAGATGCCGGAAAACAGTATGGGGTTTGAGATTCCGAAGATAGATGTGGAAAAAATGAGGAAAGAGGTTGGCATGAAATCGATATTAACTTGAACGCTATATACGTTCGTATAATAGATTGATTAGTTGGATGTGATGTGAGAATATACCTATATGGAAATACAAATTGTAAAGAACGAATATTTTGACGATGATTCTAAGTTGCCTAAGCATGCTACGAAGCGTTCAACTGGTTTTGACATAAAAGCAATCTCCGATCCGGAAATTGTAGGAACCAAAACCGCAAAGTCTGACACTCTTTGGGATTCTATAGACTACATTCAGTATCGGACTGGAATTTTCATAGCAACTCAAGATGAACGGAAATTCGGCGATATGTTTACTTCTTCAGCTGTATCATACGACGTATTGGTATACCCAAGGTCATCTGTGTCGAAATACAATTTAACCTTGGCAAACTCAGTGGGATTGATAGATGCTGATTATAGGGGGGAAATTCTTCTCCGATTCAAATACAACTGGCAGCCAATGGATTTCATTTACGTTCCGACAGCGGATGGCAACGTCACTGCTATAAGTTCGAGAATTGTGGGGAAACCTAATTTAGACAAGATTTACAAAAAAGGAGATGCCATAGGACAATTGAAAATCACGGTTAACGAACCAGTTAAGTTCAAGTTGGTAGATCAGTTGGATGTCACCGAACGGAACGATGGTGGATTTGGAAGTACCGATGTCCGTGTAACCTTACCGTCGGTCATAACCGACCTATATCAAAAAGACAACATTTCACCGACGCCCAAGAAATACATAGACCTTCTTAAAGAAAGAGATTCCAAATAATATGAATAAACCAGTTTGTATACTTCAATCCCCATTATTCACTCGGTCAGGCTACGGAGAGTGGTCCATGGCAATGGCAAAGTCTTTGCTCCGATATGGTAAATTTGACTTATCAATAGTCCCTACTAGATGGGGCGGATGTCCGTCGAAGTCTACGTCTAACGATATAACCGACCCACTTGAACGGGAACTATTTAACCGAATTCTTCGTCAACCACTATCAAAACAACCGGATGTATTCATTCAAATGACCATTCCAAGTGAATTTCAGACACCGGCGAAGTTTAACATAGGGATGACCGCGGGGATAGAAACTACGGTTCCTCCGGGTGATTGGATTGAAGGAATGAATCGAATGTCCGTAAACTTTGTTCTGTCTGATTTTGTTAAGAAAGTTTTTTCACAGGCATCATTCGTAAAACAACACCCGGATGGAAAGAAAGAAGAATTGAAGTTGAGGAAGCCCATAGAGGTTGTCCGTTGGGGCGCTGATACTTCGGTATACAAGAGAACATCCGAAAAGAACGAGACTCTCGACGCGGCACTATCGGGTGTGAAAGAAAACTTCTGTTTCCTATTTGTAGGCCAGTGGACTCACAGCAATGGCTTGTATAGCGACCGTAAGGATATTGGAATGTTGATTAAGACGTTCTGTGAGGCCTTTGTCGGTGTCAAGGAAAAACCAGCGTTGATACTGAAGACAAGCGGAGTTTCTTTTTCAAGCGTCGATAAGGCGGAGTGCTTGAATAGGATTAATAAGATCAGAGAATCTGTTGGCGGAGATTTGCCTAATGTATACCTACTACATGGTGAGTTGAACGATGTGGAAATGAATGCTCTGTTCAATCACGAGAAGGTAAAAACTCACATTAGCTTCACTCACGGTGAAGGATATGGACATCCGCTATTGTTGGCAGGTTTGAGTGGTAAGCCAGTTATGGCGTCGGATTGGAGTGGCCATTTGGATTTCCTTAATACGGAGAACTCATATCCAATTAAAGGAGAATTGAAACAAGTGAGGGGAGACTCTGCCAATCAGTGGATTATAAAGGAATCTTCGTGGTTTAACGTCAATTATGAAAAAGCAAAAGAGAAATTGCGTGGAATGGTGACTAACTATGATTCTCTAACTGAGAAGTCTATTCTCGGATGTGTAGGATTGGCTGAGAAGTTTAACACGTCGACGATAGACAATCAATTTCATGGTATGCTTGATAAGTATGTTCCAGAGTTTCCGACCGAGCAGAAGATAGTTTTGCCTTCATTAAAAAGAATAGAATTACCGAAACTGAAGAAGGTAGAACTTCCAACACTAAAGAAGGTATAATGTCAACTGTTCCAAAAATAAGCTATCTCGTTACTTGTAAAAATGAAGGAAAGCAACTTTCCGAATTAGTTGAGTATCTTGCAGAATTTTCGTTGCCAGCCCGTGACGAGATAGTTATCATAGACGACTATTCCACCGAAGTGCAGACGTGTAAATATTTGACCGATTGGGATTGGTTCGAAAAAGGAAACATAAACATCCATAAACATGAGTTAAACAAAAACTACTCCGAACACAAGAATTATGGAAAATCAAAATGTTCCGGTGATTGGATATTTCAAATAGACGCGGATGAGATGCCGGCTGAGACTCTCATGACTAACCTACATGAGATATTATCTTCCAATGAGAACGTAGAATTGTTTTGGGTTCCCCGTATAAATATATTCCACGGAGTAACGGAAGAACATGCATTGCAGTGGGGATGGGATATAAATAACCCTAACAAGTGGGTGAATTGGCATGGTGGCGATTACCAGGGAAGAATTTTCAAAAATCTCCCACATCTTCGATGGGAACGTCCGTTACATGAGAAAATCGAAGGATACAAAGTGTCTTCCAAATTCCCAAAGGAAGAAGAATTTGCGTTAATTCATGCCAAAACGATAGAAAAACAAATACAGACCAACGTCAGATACAACACAGATTTCAGTGAAGCCATGAATAGGGGACATAAGATACCATGAACGAGAGACGAGTTAAATACCTCCGTTACATTCGGAATCATGTGATGGCCGTGCAGAAAAATTTGAATTCATTCGCTTCCGAACTGATAGAACGCGGGAGATCACATGATGCATCGAAGTTTTCCGACCCGGAACTATCGGGGTTTGCAGAAAATGTCGATAACGCATCTAACATCGTCTATGGAAGCACTGAACATAGTGAGAAGATGAATGAGATGAAGGTCATAATCGACATTCACCACACAAACAATCGTCATCACCCCGAGCACTGGGGAGACGGTGTGAACGAAATGACTTTGTTGGATATACTTGAGATGCTTGCTGATTGGAAGACCGCATCAGCACAGTATAAAGACGGTGATTTGCTCAAATCCGTTGAGATAAATTGTAAGAAATATAAAGTAGACGACCAACTTAAACGGATTATACTTAACACGATAAGCGACCACATGAACGATTCCAAGTGAAAACTTTGATATACACAACAGCGGTAGATTCTGATACATCGAAGTTCAAAAATTCTTTGTATAGCCAGTATTGTATATTGAGTTGGGAGAAGTGGTGTAAGAAAAATGGAATCGACTTTCTTGTTATACGAGACAATGACCCTAGATATAAGTTTCCCGTATGGAACAAGGATAGGATTTTCGAACTCGTTGGAAATACATACGAAAAGATAGGATATGTCGACTCCGATACAATTGTTAGGTGGGATTGTCCAAATCCCTTCGATTTGTATACTGATGAATTTTGTGGAGTTAAGGAGATAAGTTCATTGAGATGGATATATAATTCAATTTCAACTTATGGTCATTTCTATCCAAACGTAACACTTCCATTGGATGAATATATAAACAGCGGCGTGGTTTTCTTTACTAGAGATCATAAATATATTTATGATGAATTGATTGAATTGTATGTGAAGAATCAATCCGAGTTGGATACTATAAAAGGGGTCGGTAAGGTACAAACTCTCTTAAATCTTTCTCTTAAAAAGAACCACGTCAAGCAGAAGTATTTTGATGATAGATGGAACCTATTTTCCATTCATAAGAAAAACATGTTCGTTCATAACTGGCAATTAAATGAGGATAAGACCCCTTTCTTTGTAAAATACGCCTACGTCTGGCATTTCACTGGGTTTCCAATTGAAAGTCGGACTGATGTCATGAAGAATGTATGGGAGTCGGTAAAGCATCTATATGAATAACATAGTATTCATCATAAACGTGAAGAAGGATGGCCAATCGAAGCCAGAATATGACTTTTCTATAAAGAGTTGGAAACACTTCTGTCAGTCAAATGGACATGAATTGTTTGTCTTGGATACTCCAATCGTAGAACAGTCGGAAATGGGAATCATCTGGCAGAGATACTTTCTGTTTGATTTGTTGGATCACAATCAGATAAAATACAATCAGATATTGATAGTTGACGCTGACACCGTAGTTCACCCGAATTGTCCGGACATATTTTCATTAACTGATAATAAATACACCCTCGTTCGGGATGACGGTGATTACGATTGGATTTTACGGTCAATGGAAAACTACAGAAAGTTCATCTTTAAGGATGAACCGATGTTTGATTGGTGGACGTATTATAATAGTGGATTTCAAGTTGTGAATGGAACCCACCGTAATTTTTTTGATACGATGCGTAACTTCTACATATCAAATAGAGAGGAAATAAAATGGTGTCAGAAAACCTTTGGAGTGGGAACTGATCAGACTCCACTGAACTTTTTATTGCGACGGGAGAAGATTGAAATAAAGGAACTGTCATATAAATACAATTGTGTTTGTCTTAACAAGAAAGAGGTGTTAGACTCCGACATGTTACATACAAAAGTAGCGAATGTAATGCATTTCAATGGGTTGCCGGATAAAGATAAGAGTGTGCCTTATTGGATGGAGATGACATATAAGAATCTGTATGAGAATAGGGATAATAGGTAGAGGATACTTCGGAACGAAGATTTATGAGGTAGTAAAGGACAGTCATGAGATTGTGTTCTTTACTGGTCGTGACATGATGGTTAGTTACGATGTAGATTGGGTGATAATCGCCAGCAGCACCCCTTCACATGGAGAGTTGGTCAAAACTTTCCTTTTAAAAGGAATAAACGTTTTCTGCGAAAAGCCACTGACTTCAAATTTCAGCGAATCGCTGATTCTGATGGAACTCGCCTATAGGCTCGGTGTGAAGTTGTACATCGACGATGTTTTTCTTTTCAACTCCGAATATATAAGACGAAAAGATGAATTTCGTGATTCAAATTCTTTGGTTTTTTCGTGGCATAAATTTGGATCATTTGGTGATAACATAGTAAATAACCTCGTTTACCATGACATTTATTTGTTATTGGATATACTAGGTCCTCAGCGAATATCTAATTTTTCCACCGTTCAGAATAGAATAAACGAAAAGCAATATGGTTTTGTGTTTGGCAACGTTCCGGTTTACTTGTCATACGACAGACTCTCACAAGGAGCGGCCAGAAAAACTATAACGTCTTTGGATTTCGCTTCATCAACCTCTTCTGAGATACAACTTTCTTCACCCGAAAACAATCCCCTACGTGATATGATGGAACGGGTTCTGCTCGGCGGTGTGGATTTCAAACAGAACACGGAACGTCACCGTGAAGTCGAACGTATACTACAGTGTCATTTTAAAAATAACAAACCAAGAGTAGCTATCGTAGGCGCTGGTGTCTTCGGTGTAAGTGCTGCGATGGAACTAAAGGACGACTTCTTTCCGACTATCTTTGAGTCGGAGATGGACATTTTAACCAAAGCGAGTTCAATAAATCAGTATAGGATTCATCGGGGATACCATTACCCGCGGAGCGCGGACACCGCTTTCGCATCAAAGAGTGGAAATGATTCGTTTCAAAAGACATTTGACTGTAAATCGAATTCAGACGTCAGTAGTTATTATTGTATCGCAAAGGATGGTTCGAGGACATCCGTAGGTGATTATGTGTCTTTTTTGGAAAAGACAGGATTGGAATTTGAAGTCACTGACAACGACAGACTAAAATCAGAAAATTTGGGCATTATTTTGAAGGTGAATGAAAAATTGTTTGACCCGACTAAACTGAAAACTGACGTGTGGAAGAAAATAGAAGAACATAGTCTATCGGTTATATTGGGGCGTCGATTTGAACGGACGATGGTAGATGAATACGATTACGTCGTTAATTGTTCTTACGCAAATATAAATCATATCCTATCTGACAGCGAACGGTTTGATTGTCAATTTGAATTGTGTGAAAAACCAGTGGTCAAACTACCCGACTCATATAAGAACATGAGCGTGGTCATTATGGATGGTCCATTTATGTGCATCGACCCGTTTGGTTCAACGGGATATCATGTGATGGGTAATGTAGTTCATGCTATACACGCCACCAATGTCGGAAAGTTCCCAGAAATACCTAAAAAATACGTTCCCCATATGAACATCGGAGTCGTTCCGGCGGACAAATTGAAGGATGTTACTAACGTGGATAGGTTCGTCAAGTCAGCCTCTGTATTTTTTAAAGATATGGATGCTATGGAACACGTAGGATCGATGTTCACGGTCAGAACCGTGTTGCCTGAGAGGGATCATGATGATGCACGTCCCAGCTTTATTAAACAACACAATGACAAGGTATATTCGGTCTTTTCTGGAAAAATAACTTCCTGTGTCGATTGTGCTAAAAATTTGAAAGAAATGTTGTTAAAATCTTAAAATATGGAACTAAACGAATTGCTTGCTCTGGTACCGGATAAATCCAAAGACCGAACCACTACCTCACATCGGTTTAAAACCGATCTGTATAATTTCTTCAAGAAACCGGAATTCGAAGACAAGACGTGCCTTGAGATAGGTTGTAAGAGTGGATACACCACTATCTTCTTGACGTGTGTATTTAAATTGGTCTATGGAATAAATTACGATACCGTTGTTGCCCCTGATAATTTTTTGAAGTCACATGGGAGATCGAATTACGAGTTGTTTGCACAAGATGTCTACAAGCTCGGGCTGCCGGTTAAATCAGCAGACGTTATTTTCGTGGACGCGGTTCATACATACGATGCGGTTATCATGGATGTATCGAACTCATTAAAATTGACTTCTTCCGGTAAGAAATATTTTGTGTTTGATGATATAGGATTATACCCAGAGGTAAAATCGGCTGTTGATGTTCTTATCGGAAATAACATATTGAAAATGGAGACTAAAATAGGATATAGTCCATTTGAAACGGGATTTGTAGGATTCCTCAACGATTATGAGGGAGTCATTTGTTCCGAAGTATGAAGATATATATAGCTGAACTAAACAAACACAGAAACGAGACTACGTTTAGACCCTATCTAGCGGCAGCCGATGAGTTGTCGCGGCACGGCATTCAGTTCGTTAATGACGAATCCGAAGCGGATGTTGTGTTTGTCGGACAAGCGTCAATTATAGATAAGAAGAAGTCATTGGAGGAATCTGCTCGAAACGGACTTGCGTTTCTGAAAAACATAAATCGACCGTTCGTGGTGTTCGATGGACAAGACTCTTCTAGTTTGATAGGAACGTGGGATGTATGTAAAAACTATTCTGGTTTGAAGTTAGTAAAAAATGTTATCTTGAATTCTACAGAGGACTACAAGAACAAATATGAAAACGGACGATGGTTTTGGGGAAAATCGGAATGTGGTAACGGTGGATATGGAATAGATGATATAGAATCTCTGAAAGACTCGTTAATTTTAAGTGTAGTTAATTGGTTAAATACATACGGAAATGGATTTTCATTTAACGGCGTCAATAAACAAAAGAAATACGACGTTGCGATAATGATAGGAATATCAACTGAGAATCATGAACATGAGATCAGAACAGATGACCTTTATAACGAATCTCGAAAAAACCTGTTTGGTGCGGCTAAGGATTTAAAGTGTCGGGTGGTTACAACTGAGAAGACCGGTAAGTTGAACAGAAACGAATATTTGGATGTATTGCACAACAGCAAATTTTGTATCTCTCCATTTGGCTACGGTGAGGTTAACATACGTGAGGTAGAAGCTCTCATGACGGGAACGGTAATAATTAAACCGTCAATTTCAAATGTAATGACGAAACCTTGGATTTACGGTGATGGAATGTCATTGACTTGTAAACCTGATTATTCGGATTTGGTTGAGATGGTGGAGACTTATTTGCCGGATTACTATAACTTTGCCGAGGGAATGTTGTATGAACAACACAAGAGGTTTCAAATGGACGCCTCCAATGAGGCTGTGGCGGAACACTTAATTGTAAAAGTTCTTTCTAATCTATGAAAGTAATTAACAAATTCTCTATAGGAACACATGTGATGTTCTATGAAATCGAGATGTTCTCGGATTTCATCGACGGAATGATTAATTTGATGGAGTCGGTAGATAACAAGGAGAACGTCCATATTGATATAGCATTCAATGTTTCACAGTTCTTCGAGAAGATTGATGCTTCTAAGATAGATAAGCGTGGTTTGATAGAGAAGTTCGAGTCACAATTGTGCCGACTTATTCCATATGTCGATCCTACTACTTTATATTCCAGAATAATTGACGACGACTCCAGTTTCTACACTCAAACTGATTATCGTAGGGAATACAATTCAAAGTTTTGCAAGATTGTGGACTTTGTTATGTGGGGTGAAACTGATAGTTTTTTTCCAAAACAAGCATTTCAAGCACTTGATGTTCTTTCCAATTATGCTCGCGAGAACGGAGTGAATCGTTACGTTGCATGCTTCGCCGACCGCAAAATGTGGGATTCTAGTTGGGATGCTACCGTCCATCCCAAATATCTTAATCATGTATTTGTGGAATCTGATTTTGAGAATGTGAATCAAGCAAAATCAAAAATGTCGGTCGCTGACATGAATGCTGTAAATGATGTCAGCGGTCCGCTTGAACTGGCCCACATCAATTATCCAAAGATTGACGGGTCGTGTTTGGTTATGAGCAGCGACTTCTTACGTTCTGGTATAAACATACCACCGTGTTTTATCCACAATGACGACGAGAGTCTATCGTTGGTTGCCAAGCAGATGATGGGAGATAGTTACTGTCAATTCATTTTTAAGAATATATTGAAAGTTCACGCTAGGCGACACCCCAACAAGAGAACATACGTCTCAAATGAAGACAACCCAAATGGATTTTGTAACGAAAAGAAGGGTGAGTGGTGGAACAGGTTCATAAAAATGTCCCAGTATAACATTGGTATATTAATAAGGAACCAGGGAAAGTTTTTAACCTTTGAAGATTTCAAAAATAAAACATGAATGATCTAAATGTTGTAATATGTATCGACGACGTTCATCCACAAAAAGAATGGATGATACGGGGTGACAAAACCGAAACTTATCTGACCGCTCTCAATGAAGAATTCGGCGCTAAGTTTAGTTTATTTATTCCTTCTTATTATCATTCCGCCACTGCGATAAGTTTGAATAAGGAATGGATGCAGTGGTTGAATCACAAAGGTCATTTTGAGCTTTGTGCACATGGTCACTACCACGATTGTAAAAATAAGATGTTGGGCGAACAGGAATTCTTAGAATTGGATTACACCGGCGCAAAAGACAGAGTGGAACTTATTCTCAACGAATGGGATAAAGTGGGGTTACGGCCACGGGGGTTTCGTATGCCTGGGTGGGGATGTTCGCAGGGTAGCGCCGAGGCTGTCGGCGAAGCTTTCGACTTTGTAGCTGCACATCGAGACATAAACTTTAACATAAGTTTTCCAACGAAAACGTTTTATGGGTGTGATGGAATACACGAAAATTCTGAGATAAACATACAGAAGGAAAACCTCGTAGTCTTTCAGTCTCACATCTGCGGAGATTGGAATAAGAATACGTGGAAAGATTCTACATACGAAAATTTCAGACTTGTCCTTGACTATATCAGAAACGAGTATAGAGTTAACTTCACCACATTCGAAAAATTACTGTGAATATAGCGTTTGTCACTGAAATGGGTTTCGTTGGAAAGATTCCCCGTGAACATCTCAACATGAGAGTTGAGTTTGCGTGGATGTGTGCGCTGGGTGCTGACCACTATCCCCACACCGTTTCGCCAAATAAGAAGTATGACATGATTGTGGTGATCCTTCCAAAAAAGGGATTGGACAACTGGATTCAGTTGGACGTTTTGCTGAACTTGCGGAGTCACTGTTCTAAGCTCGCGATAATGCAAGAGGGTCCACATTGGTATTTTCAAGACTACGATGTAAGGACGCAGTTTTGGTTTCACTCGGTTATGTCTTCGGTAGACGTTATTTTCGTTCATAACCAATTGGACAAGAAGTATTATAGTGGAGTTTTGGAAAATCAGACGATTCATGTTTTACCGTCACTTATGATAGAGGATTCGGTGAAGAATTTCACGGTAGATGGTAGAGATGGAGTCATGGTCGGTGGGAATTTCTGTCATTGGTACGGTGGATTTGATTCTTATATTGTAGCCCGTCAACAAACAGGGCCGATACGGTGCCCAAGCATGGGAAGAAAACAACCACAGGAAGATTCTATACCAGATATTCAATATCTTCCATACCTAACGTGGTCAGCTTGGGTAATGGAGTTATCTAACAGTAAAATCGGAGTTCACCTCATGCGAACTCATGCGGCGGGGACATTCGCTTTGAACTGTGCATATCTTGGAATACCGTGTATAGGATACGCTGGATTGGATACACAAGAGACGTGTCACCCCGACACGACAGTTGAGTTAGCAGACATACCGACGGCTAAGAAATTGATGCAACGATTGTCGGACCCGGAAGAATACGAAATGTTGGCGAGAAAATCAAGGGAACTGTATGAAAAGAACTATAGAGAAACTGTTTTTTTACAATACATGAAAAACATTATAGGAGAGTAAATTAAAACAAATTCAATGGAAAAAATATAGGTATTTATTTGAGATTATTATGAAATACACATTCAAAGACAAACTTTTTTTAGTCACCGGCGGCAGCGGATTTCTCGGAAAACCACTTGTTGCTAGATTACTGGCCGACGGCGCTAGGGTCCGTGTTCTGGCTAGAGATGAGGGCAAGCTCATCGAACTAAAACAATTGTATCCATCTGTGGAGATATTGACGGGAGATGTGTCCGATGAATTTGAAGTCCGACAAGCCATGTTGGGCGTAAACGGTGTGTTTCACCTCGCTGCTTCGAAACATATAGGAATTGCCGAGAAACAAGTCCGTGAATGTATAAAATCCAATACAATAGGTTCGATGAATATTTTGGAGGAGTCACTCAAAAATCCCGTGGAATTTGTCATCGGTATAAGTACAGATAAGACGGCCAAGGTATCTGGAGTTTACGGTGCATCAAAGTTCTTGATGGAACGGTTGTTCAAACAATACGAACAATTGAATACCAAATGTGATTATCGAATCGTGAGATATGGAAATGTAATATATTCCACCGGATCGGTGTTGTGTAAGTGGCGGGAAGCGATTTTGAACAACCAACAAGTAACAGTGACGGATCCATCTGCAACGCGGTTTTTCTGGACGGTGGATCAGGCAATAAGCCTAATCTATGAATGCCTGATGTATGCTAAGGATTCTACTCCTTTTGTTCCCGAGATGAAAGGTATGAGTTTACAAAATCTACTGATTGCAATGGAAGAAAAATATTCTGATCCATCCAACCACACGAAGGCTCCGTGGAACATAATCGGATTGCAGCCAGGAGAAAATCTTCATGAAAAGATTGTGTCGGATGGTCCGGATTCCAGTCAAGTCCAACAATATGAGATCGATGAAATTAAAAATTTAATATGAAAATATTTCAAATAGGAACGAATGACGGAAAAGACCATTGTAAAAATTTCGTCAATGATTACCGAAATCGGATATTATCGTAATATGAATTTTCTTATATTAGGCGGAAATCGATTCGTTGGGAAGAAATTAGCAACAAGATTGGTTTCGGAGGGACACTGTGTAACCGTTTTGAATCGATCCGGCACCGGCCCATCTGGTTGTGAGATAATAAAACATGACCGAAATCTTGGATTTTCCGACCCAAAGTTCAATGACTGGAATCGACCGCCGGGAGAATCTCCGTGGTTCGACGACATAATAGATTTCTGTCTTTTTAAGCCAGACCAAGCGACAAGTCTCTTTACGAAGTTTTCGCCGCGACAGAAATACACATTCATCAGTAGCGCTGCTGCTTATGCTGATTCTCACTCACAATTGTATAACGAAGGTATGTCGCTTGGCGGCAGAAGTGCTTTTGGAGAGTATGGTAGAGAAAAGTCTCTATGTGAGGATGTCATTCTGGAGAGAAACGTAAACCACATAGTATTCCGACCATCTTATATAGTTGGTAATGACTGTCCAAGACCCCGATTACGGTACTACATCAACAGCATTTTGTCAGAGGGCAAAGCATTTGTGCCTGGTGATGGAAAAGCTTTATTTAGTTTAGTCTGGGTGGATGATGTGGTGGATACAATCCATAGTTTTGCGACTCGTGTCGATGCGAGATCCACAAATAGAGATTTTAATATTACTGGACATGATGTATATAGCCATATAGGATTGGTCAACGAAATCTCACAGTTCCTAAACAAGAAGGTAGAGATTGTATATGAGTCAAAGGACACGCCGTTTCTCAATGAGAACTTCATTATCTCTCCCACTAAACTCGGAAAAAGGTTCATGCCAATAAAATATAGACTAGAGGAGTTTTGTGATTACACTGGGATTAAATATGAATAAGTTGTTAAGATCCAAGCCCTACATTCCAGAATCAGATGTTTCTGAGATTATGAAAAATCTCGAAGATGTCGTCCGCAGTGGTATGTTTATACAGGGAAAATACGTAGGTCAATTGGAGAAATCGTTTGCGGAATACTGTGGGACTAAGTATGCTATTGCCACTAACTCCGGTGCCACCGCGTTGGAAGTTGCGTTGAGAGCAACCGGCGTAGAGAATAAGAAAGTGATTGTCCCAACTCAAACATTCGTCGCCTCGGTGAGTGCAATCGTCAGATCTAATAACATACCAGTCATTCTTGATATAGACGAGGAGACTCAGAGTTTGAGCGCTGACTCAATTTTGGAAAATCTCACAGATGATGTGTTTGCTGTCATGTGGATTCATTTGGCGGGATTCATAACCCCCGACTACTATAGAATCAAGAAGGTCTGTGATGACAGGGGCATTTTGTTGATAGAGGACGCTTCTCACGCCGTCGGTGCATCTATCGATGGTATAAAAGCCGGTAATCTGGGATTTGCTGGTTGTTTTTCCTTGTTTGCCACGAAGATAATAACAAGTGGAGAGGGCGGAATCATAACTACAAATGACGCTGAGTTTGCTGAGAAATGTAAGGTTATACGGAACCACGGATGTATCAGAAATCCAGCACCCTATGAGGGAATTGACTTCGGTGTTAATTGCACATACGCATCTTCAAATTATAGGATGCCGGAACTATCGGCGGTCGTAGGTGTAAGTCAAGTTCCGTGGATAGATAGATTTGTGTTGCAACGGAATGTCCTAGCCACCGCCTACAATTTACATATTACAAACCCAAGAGTTACCAAACCTTCCATACCACCCAACACGGTGATGACATGGTGGCAATACATCATTTCCTTACCACGCGGAACTACATTGGACGCGAGAACTGAACTCTGCACGACGTTGTTGAGGGATCATGGAATATCCACGGCGAACGCTTACTGGCCGCCATGTCACGAACAACCCGCGTTTTTAAAGTACGTAAACGGCCAGAAATATGATGTAACCGATAGTCTCCTTAAGCGCCACCTCGCACTTCCTCTATACGTAGAAATGGATTTGGAACAAGTGAAATTTGTTTCCGACGTAATTAATAAAATTGTATGAAGACTGTAAGTATTCATCAACCTAACTATCTACCGTGGATGGGCTTCTTCGATAAGGTGGTCAAGAGCGACACGTTCGTTGTCTTCGATAACGTTCAATTCCCACGCGGAAAACAACACTTCGGGCATAGAAATTTGATAAAATCTCCCAATGGAGAGGGCCGGTGGTTAACGGTCCCTCTTATTGGAAAGAGTGATATGAAAAACTTCAATGAGATTGAAATCAATCACAACGGATGGAACCTAGATCACTTAAATCTAATCAAATCCTTTTACTCCAAATCGCCGTATTTCAGCAAATATTATCCAGAGTTGGAGACTATTTTAAAGAAACCTCACGTCACTTTGTCCGATTTAAATGTGGAATTGATAAAGTTTCTACTGGCTTCATTGCACATTGACGCGGAGGTGATTCTATGTTCGGAGGTATGTGGGACGGACGTATCCGGTGCTGACAGAATCATGTTCCTATTAAAGAAATTGAATGCGACCCATTATATATCAGGAACAGGCCCAGGGTCAGTAAAATACATCAACGAACAGGAATTTAAGGATAATGGAATAGAATTAATATGGCAGAACTATTCACATCCTATGTATAAGCAGTTATACGGTGATTTTGTACCAAATTTATCTGTGATTGATTTGTTGTTCAATCACGGTCCATATTGCCGTGACATTTTAGAAAATTAACATGGCTAGAAAAATAATGGCAATAGGAGCACATCCTGATGATGTGGAATTCGGCTGTTCGGGGACACTCGTTCGACACAAAGCCGACGGTGACTTCGTTTCATATGTGTGTATGACGGATACCGAATCGACTGACGGAACGACCGGTGAACTTCTGCGGACGTTAGAACAGAACCGAGAAGAGACACTAGCTGCCGCGTCGGTGATTGGTTGTGATTTTGTGGATTTTCTCCCGTTTAAAGATCTTCACGTTCCATTCTCATTTGACTCGGTGAGTATGCTTGAGAAGCTCATAAAAAAATATGACATAGATATGATTTATACTCACTGGGCCGGTGATGCAAATCAAGATCATATTTCTACGTTTAGAACGACGATGGCCGCTGCTAGGTATGTTCCTGACGTGGTGTGTTATGAACAGATTCCCATATCAAGGATGTCGGAAAATCAAATGGAAACGACATATTACGTGAATATAACCGACCAATTTTCAACAAAGATTTCGGCTTCCATGAAACACAAGAGTCAGATAGATAAATACGAAAAACATGGTTTGGACGTTAAAGAGAATTTGGAAACGTTGGCTAAATTTAGAGGTATACAAGCAAGATGTAAGTATGCAGAAGCATTTCACATCATTAAAATGGTGAAATCATAATATGAACATAGAATTCGACGTCACATTAAACTGCAATTTCAGTTGTTTGAATTGTAATCGGCATAGTAATTTCAATTCGCTTGAAAATCCACATGACCACACCAAGTCAGCCGGCCTCAACTATTACGACAATACAAACGTATCAATGAACGCGGTAGATAAGTTAATTTCTGACGTTAAATTGCACGGAGGTATAAAAAGAATCCACGTCATCGGAGGAGAACCGTTGACACACCCCGAGATAGACAAGATAGTGGACAAGCTTCGTGATGAATTGTTGGGGTTGTATGTTCCCGACATTGTCATTATTTCAAATCTCCACCCGAAAATGATAAAAGCGGGAACATTGGATACCCCAAAACAAATTGTTCAAAACTTTCCATTTGATAGAATCGACGCCATACAGTGGGGATATACACCACAGTTCTTGCCCGTTTTAATGAAATCTTTGGCTGATTTGTTGAAATCCACGGGGATGACAACTGACGTTTTATCTGATAAATTATCGGAGTTGGTCGTTCAGGAAGACCCCAATAAAAAGACAACAGTCCATGATGTATTGTCTACTGTAAAGATGTTCAGGGGGATGCTAGTTTCTAACTTCACGATGTTAGCTGATAAATCAGACGTTCACAGATGTTCCCTTGTATCTCCATATGACTCCGGTCAAGAAATGATTCCGCTGTGTAACATACCAAATAAATGTGGGACAAATTATTCATTCGATGGATACTGGCCGTGTTCGCAAGGTGCCGCTATAGCTAGGATGTTCAATCTCACTCAATATAATCGAAAAGACATACCGACGAAGTTTGAGGATTGGGGAGATGTTGATTCTAAAGGAAATGCTATTGTAAACTCGAAGTCAAATATGTGGGAATTGTGCAAACACTGTCAACTGTCTGCAAAAACCAAGATGTTAGAGAAAGACCATGGCAGACCGATATCCATAAGTTATAGGAAGGCATTGGGTATAGAGGGAGATTCAAAGCCATTGTCTCCCCACGTTGTTCCAAGTCATAAGAAAAATCTAGCCACGTCGATATACTTAGAAAAGTGTGAAACTGAATGTAAATCCTGAGTTCGGAATAGAACTAGCCCTAGCAGTTCCTTACGCTTACTGGTTACACCAAAACGGTGAACTTGAATCTGTAACGACGTCCCGTGGAATGCGTCCCTTCTATTACTTCTGCAATGACGTCCGGGAAGATTATCAGACAAGAAGCATTGATAACGTAGCCGCATTACAGAATGTGCCAAATCAGTGGATACACCACAATGCTATGGCTATAACAGGAAAAGATTATAGTGATATGACCTCCGATGAACAGTCATCGGTGAATGGCGTCATAGATTATTCCAAGTGGTCACCAGTCCCATTCCGAGAACATTACAAAAACGAGGAGTTTAAGTTTAAGAAACCTACTGTTTTTATAACCAATAAGTTCAACATAGAACACGGCGAACCTCCGATGGGATATTTTGATATAGAATGTTTATATGAGATGTTCAAGTATCTCACTGAGAAGGGATATACCGTTGTTTATAAAAGAGCCACTAATCGTGAGAAGGAATTTTCTTTGGATTCCAATGAGGAGATGTCTCTCAGAGACGGTTACTTGGATATACAAGCCGATGTCGATGGAGTCGGTGTTATGACGGATTTCCAATTAACAAGACATTTTGACGATGTTATTTTGGTGGATGATTTGGTCAGTAAATCTCAGTTATCATATAACGAAACTCAACTTAGAATAATGGCAAACTGTGATAAATTCATAAGTGTCTGTGGAGGCAATTCTATATTATCTTCCATGTTTGGGGGAACTGTGATAAGTTACATTCACAAGGGTAAGGAATTGAGAAAAAATTACTTTGGTGAGAACAGTTATTTCCGGAAGCTGTCCGGAGCAAATGTCATCCCCGTAATAGATTCGGACGTTATGAAAACCGGCATTCACAATTACTCAAGCCTTAAATCAGCTATACTAACTAATTTCTAATATGAATATAAGCTTCATCCAACCATCGCGGGACAATTTGAAATACCTGAAGTGGTCCTACGCTTCTATACGAAAGAATCTCGCCAATAAGGAACATGAGATATGCGTCGCCGACGACTTTAGTCACGATGGCACAGAGGAATGGTGTAAAGAAATGGTAAAGATAGATCCATATTTTAAGTTTATACGAAATAATGGACCGACTCGATTGGGTCACACGATACTGTATGACAGATTGATCAATGACGTTGCGACCAATGACGTTGTTATGATTTGGCACGCGGATATGTATGCGTGTCCTGGAATAGACACCCAGATAGAGAAGCACATAAAACGTGGAGTGGTTGTAAGTCTCACCCGCATCGAACCTCCGCTTCATCCACCTGGTTCGGAGAAGATAACGGCGGGATTTGGAGAGGAACCGGAAGATTTTGACGAGGAGAAATTTCTAAAATGGTTTAAGTTAGCCGTTACATCTTATAAAGACAAGACGACTGAAGGTATATTTGCTCCCTGGGCTATATACAAGGAAGACTTCCAATCCATCGGTGGGCACGATTCACTCTTCGCCCCACAATCCAAGGAGGATAGTGACATATTCAATCGATTTCTATTAAATGGATACAAGTTCATTCAAACCTGGGAAGGATGCGTGTATCACATGACATGCCGGGGAAGCAGATTTAACCCAACTCTCACGGAGGTCGGTAAGGAAAGTCAAGAGTGGTTGAAACAGAATAACCGTAGTGCTAGGAATTTTCTGAGAAAGTGGGGGCATTTCGTACAGCACGATGCCTATATGAAACCCATAGTTCCAAAACTATACAAAGTTGGATTCGTGATACGAAACGTAAACGATTCGGTGTTGTCTGCGCTCGAACCTTGGTGTGGAACTTTATATTCCGACGCCAATTACAACAAGTATATTGAATCGGAACAACCTAATACGAAATTCAACTTACGTTCTAGGTTAAAGAAGTTATCGGAAGCCGGCGCTGATGATGTAACAGTTGAATTTGATGCACGTGAGTTTGGCAACAGTCACTTTAATTTTATATCAAATCTTTCAGAGGTCGTGTCCGAAGCGGCTGAGTTGGGGACATTTGAATACTCTATATTCAGAGTAACAATCAATTCTCTTGTTTCCCGAGAACTCGGATTGATAAAATTATGAACGGATTTAAAAAACTGTTGATTAAGTGCCTTGACACGAATGAAAATGGAAAGTTGGAGTGGTCGGAGATCTTATACCCACTCACCGTGCTGTTAATTTTCGAAATAGTAGCTGGAATTGTTGCAAACTTTCTATACGATCTCATAAAGGGGATTTTGTGATTATACATTGGGGGTTTATTTCAATTCACGTATTGGTGCTGTTAATATGGTTGAGAACGGAGGCGGTTGTTGAATATGGTAGAATTTTTGGGCTTTCTAAATTTCTAAAGATTGATGACTATGATGAGAAGAAGCTCTCCGACTTTGAGCTGGACTACATTCTCTACCTCCGGAAATTCCACAATAATTTCTGGATCAGACTTATAACGTGCCCAATTTGTCTAATGTGTTGGTTGGCGACGCCTGCTATAATTTTATGCGGTTTACCCTCATATTCCGCAGATGTGTTGATAACGTTGTTTCTTTACTATTTATTGGTAAAGGCAATGAAATGATAAATATCAACCACTTCACCGACTTATTTAATCTACTTAGTTCGGTTGGATTGTCGAACACTCCACCGTTCGATAACTTCGACAGAACCGTGAGTCGATACGTTTCGTTGTGTGGGTGTGATAGAGCAGCAGAGAGAAATCAGGCCGCCGTTGACGCGAGGAGATTGTATTCTTCTTTGATACGTAACGAAATACAACAACACGTTCAGATGATAAAATCAAAACGGAATGTGAAGTCGATTAGTTTTTTTGAAGACGGTAAGTTAGTGATTAAGTATTAATCTTCCTTAGCATCACATATGACTTTCTTATGTGGGCAGTACTTGCAGTTCTTCTTTCCTTTGCCGGGAACTTTAGGAAATGAACCGTCTACCTTGAAAGAACCATCTTCAACGAAACACTCCTCAACGAATGAAGTAAATCCCTTCAGCGAATCCACCACGGCTGGTCTGTTGCTGCATGGGGAAAACAATTGAATTCGACTCTGTGGAAATTTGACGTCACTGAACAACTTTCGTTTTAAGATGAAAAATTCCACTTCAATATCTTCCAGCGGTACCTGAAGTTTCTTGCTATAAAATGCCTTGTAGATGATCAATTGACTGTATTTGCTCTCATCCTCTTTCATATAGCTGTTCCAGCCACTTGACGATGTCTTGAAGTCTATGATTTTGTATTTTCCTGTAGATTTGTCCCTGAGAACTATATCCAAAAATCCTACAAATTGAACATTGTATTTGATGTCTATCTCAAGGGGAACTTCCGATCCTATGAATTCATATTTCTTACTTGGAAAGTTTCTCAACCTATTCGATGGTTTGGAGAACTCACCTAAGACGTCTTGAGCGTCGAAACAAAATTCGGTATACTCATCTTCGGTATACTTTAGGGTTTTGGTGGAACCATCTAACAATTCTCTGTCAAACGCCGTTTTAAAAATATCGAATAACTTCACTGAATCGGCCTCAACGTGACCCTTTGTGTAGAGAAGTTCAAGATACAATTGAAGTGCTTCGTGAATAGCGGTTCCGAAACACGTATTTATGGACCCCTCAAATTTACGAAGATTCTGCAAATAATCATGTTGCCACTTCCGCGGGCAACGGAACCAAGTTGCATATTGTGAGTAACTTACTCTCTTCTTTTTTATAACGGGAACGGATTCGTCCATATACCCACTGTAAGTGGTTTTTGATGAAAGTCCACTACTTATACACATGAGATGTATTATACTATTCGCATTGATGTTTTTTACTTATCTTGGTGTCGCTGACGAAGTCCCATCTCCGTCATATATTCTAAAGACAAGCGGGAAGGTAGACAGAGTCGTGTTTTTAGACAGTGGTAAAATATAAAACAACAAACGTATAGTCG